AAAGAAGATGAAGCGATAATTGTTCGTCGTGCTTTTGAATTGCGTGATGCTGGCAATACAATTCGTGGCGTAGCGGACAAATTGAATGAAGAAGGTTACTGCGGCAGAAATGGAAAGCCGTTTACATCTAGCACAATTCAATCCATTCTTGGAAACAGAAAGACCTATGAGGGCTATTACCGTTACGGTAAAAGTGATGAATGGGTAAAAGGAAAGCAGGAACCTATTTTGTAAAAATTGCGATTGCAGTTTTTAATAGAAAAGGCGGCAGTCCCACCACAGAACTACCGCCAAAGTGACCACCACTAATCCATCAACAGAAAGAAATGGTAGTATAAGTATTATACCATTTCTTTTGGGAGTCCGCAATAACAAAGGAGAAAATATGGACTTTGAAAAGCAAATGGAAAAGTTGTCAGAAGATGAAAAACATTATTGCGTGTATATCTGGTTTTTCATTGAACACAAAGAACTCACGCCATTTTATGTTGGCATGGGCAGAAAAGGAAGATACAAA